TCATGGGGTAGCCTTTTTCGATGCCCGTTCAAATGAGCGCATTGACGCCTCAGCTCTGCGCATTACGCTGGCGAACCCTTTAGCATCCCTCGGTTCTTTCAACCGCCAGTAAGCTGATTCAGTCTTTAGCAGTCGAGAGCGCTTTTGCTCGAAGGTATCCCATCTCATGCCGGCAGGCTTCGGAAACTTGAGCGGGCTATTTAGCAGGCTGCCCGCGGGCGGGTAATCATCCCCCCATAGGTCATGCCTCTGCTTCCACACACTCCGCCGTAAGCGAGCGACCTCATCTTCACTCTGGCTGGCATAGTGAAGGCTCCAGCATTTACGACACCCTACGTCCTTCCGGCCAATGAATAATTTCGCAACCCGGCCACCACAATGCGGGCAAATGTACCATCGCCGGTAACCAAACCCTGCCCGGGTAATCGTGATGCCAATAACTCGCGTTACCCCGTTGATTGTCGCACTGTAGCCGCCAGGAACCAGAGAGAAACACACCCTTCCGCTCTTGGTATCACAAAAAATCTGTGTTTTCGGGCTCGAGTCCACCAGCTTTCTTTGCATATCTGCCAGAAACTGGAGGTTAATTCGTGGTAGCGCAGAGGTGTAAACCCGCGTCTGCTCTCTCATTAGTTCAGATCTCCGCTAAAAAAACCCGCTAATGAATACGAAATTATATGAGTTGTGCACAATTGGTCACTGCGAATACGGCCTAATAATCGTCGCTAGAACCTTAACAATTGTTAACTACTCATTGGGTAAGCAACTGCTGCGCATGTATCGGTTTCGTTTTCTGAACAATCAGCGCTTTGATAACTCCCGTTGGAAAGCCGCCGCCATCTGCGGTTTAGCATCAGCAACACCCTGCTGTAGAAACTCTTTGCGGGCGGTTACGCGCCGGAAGGTCTGCGCGATGTTCGGATCTGCAACATAAATCGCATAGTTTGCTGAATAGCCAATGCGGCCGGTTATGCGTGTGCCGTTGGTTAGCACTTCCTGATACTGAGAGTTTATCAGCGTGCTGGTATCAATTGGCGTATACAGGGCAGCAACCACGCCAGCTTCGTGCAAAGCAGCCCTCATTGCCCGCGGTAGACGACGCCCGGTTACATCGCTCACCAGCGCTTTGATGTTGCGCCGGATGTTATTCATGCCTCTGCCTTTGATACCCATTGTTCACCTTTTGTCTGTTCCTGGTACGCACTGAAAAAACCTTGATTTTGCTGCGTACCGTGCTGCGTACTGCGAACCTCACTTCGAACCATCACCCGTGCCGGTGGCCTGCCGCCGCCTTTCCAGCCAGCGACGGAAGCCCTCTAACTGCCGCGCCTTCCCCTCTGGTGTCTTTGCGCCGGTGCTCATGCCTCCGTGTAACTTACAGCGGCCAGAAGCATACAGAGCTGTCATTTTGCAGGGTGTCCCTTTCCGCGTCGTCGCACCGCACGTCATATCCCTGCAGGCTTCCGGGAAAGGTGTTTCGCCGCCGATATCATCAGCCCACGCCCGGTATAGTTTCCGCTTCTCTTTGTTAGTCATAATCCCGCCGTTCAAAGTCAACTTTTGTCACCCTCTCATGGGGTAGGCTGCTTATTGGCCGCGTTTACACGAAAAAAGTTCTTATTTCTGCCCTGTGAAAATGCCATTCATAAAGCAGTCCCGCGCAACAAAAGGGGAGGTGATAACCCCTCCCCCTCGGACACTTTAAAAAGCACCCCTTGCCTGCCGTCTAAGCCCGTGCGCATCTGCGAATGCTGTAGACATTGGGCCGGCGGTATCTACGTCATTTAGCCATCCAGTAACTGTCACAACGTCACCTTGCTGGAAAGCTTCAGTGCCCGTGATGTTGTGCTGATTTCCTGTGGTTTGGTCGATAAGGGTTATGTTGACCTGTATCGGTCGTTCAGTGCGGCTTTCCGCCTGGCTAGATGATGCGGAGGATGCCGGGAGATATTCTTTACCGGTTGACGCTCTCTTAATGCTGGGCGTGTCGCTTGTCACATCCTTGTTGCTAAATACCTTCCCGCTATCACCGGGGATCATGAACAGGCCTTTGCTGGTCTGCATGAGTTCCGGTAGGTTTCCTTCGCCTACAGGGTACACTCCACCAGCGGTTACAGGGCCGCCATTTTTGCGGCCACCGAGAGCCTTGCCCGCCAGAGTCGCACCTGAATAAGCAGCAAAGCCAACTCCAGCAGCACTACCCAGCGTGGCAATGGAGGCTGCTATAGCTGCTGGAGCCCATGCCGCATAAGACTCAGCCGCCGATGCCTTGCTGGCCCCCAGCGTGCTTTCAGCAGATAAACCGAATGCCTCCAGTAATGGCTTAACGATAGCCGCCTGAATCGCTGCCTGCACTAGTGAGTTAACAACGCTGTTGAGGATGGTAGAGCCAAGTGATTTCATTGCCTCAGAGGCGCTCATTGAACCCGTAAGCATCCCCGTGATGGCGTTTGATGCGCTCCCTGAGAAAGCATCAACGGCGCTGGTCAGGGTCTGCCAGCCAAGCCCCTGTTGACTCAGTAACTGCCACTGCGCCGCAGTCATCTGTTCGTTGAACTGATTCTCCTGCGCTGTCTTTAACGCCAGATACTGAGCATCCGTAGCAGATTTAGCAGCGATGAACTGGTCGTAACTGATTTTCCCCTGCTGGTAGCTCTGCTGGAGTATTGCCTGTTCCTGCTGCTGGTACTGCTGCATGAGGGCCAGCTTCTGGTTGTTTTCATTGACCAGTTGCTGTACCGGGTCAATTTCAGCGCGGGCGGCTGCTATCGGGTTTGCTGTTTGCTCCTGAGCGCGTATTTTTGCCAGATTGACTTGATGCTGCTGCTCCATCAACTCTGATTGCTGGTTATAGGTTTTCTGGTCAATCATCTGGCCGTCTAGCTGGCGCTTTAGCTGGTCTCGACCGTCTGAATAGGTTTTATTTTCCTTACGCACAGGGTCATTGCTGATCGCGTCGTTAAGGTCTTTCTGGCGCTGCTGGGCGTCAAATAACTGTCCAGCCAGTTCGCGCACCCGCTCTTTTTGCGTGTCGGTGGCCTTAGCTCCGAGAGCGGCCACGGCATTAAACTGCGCAGCCTCTCTGGTGTTCTCGTCATAGCGCATTGTCAAAACGGCAATCTGCCGCTGCAAGTTGTCTATTGAGTCATCGCCGCGGGCAAAGGCATTCTTCGGCGTTTTATCCTGTTTTTTTCTGGCGTCGGCAATTTGCTTATCCAGAACAGCAGCAGCTTCAGCATATTTCTTATCATCGATTAGCCCTTTGGCCTTGTCTTTGCTTAGCTGTTCACGCTGCTGGGTGAGCTTATCAACTACTGTTTGACCAGATTTAATGATCGAATTGGCGTTGTTCTCTGCAGTTTTCTTTTCGAGATTGGTGATATAGGCTGGCTTAGATCCGTCTACAGAACCCGATGCCGCCTTGCCAACATCGGAATAAAGGGATTTTGCTCGTTCTAGGGCCGCTATTTGACCTTTGATAGCATCTATTTGTGTTTTAGTGCCTGCGTCAGTGTAGATAGAAGCTTTGGAAACGGTATTGTAAGCCGCTTCAGTTACAGCTAATTTTTTATTCAGCGAATCCAACTGCGCATCTATCGCAACAATAGGATCTACATTTCCGGTGGCTACGGAGATTGAAAGAGCAGTTTGGTCGAGAAGTTTTGCCAAATAGCGCGACGCCCCAATAGCATCATCAATTTTGGAGATAGCTACCCCGAACTGAGTGATCAAAGCATTTGTTGCCTGCGATACAGTACGCGGCATAGTTTCAAACTGCTGATTGATTTCGTCAGACCTCTTTTCGATTGCCGCTAGCACCTCACCAATATCTAACTTGCCTGCCAGCATCAACTGACGGAGCTCGTTAAACGGAATCCCCATACCATCGGCGATCTGCCTCGCCAGTTCCGGCATCTGTTCCAGCACTGAGTTAAACTCTTCCGCCTGAATTCTGCCGGACGCAACCGACTGCATAAATTGCCTGAGAGCGTTAGCCATTTCCTGAGCCGATGAGCCACCGATAGCGCCGATCTTCTGCAGGGTCATCACTAGCCGGTTAACATCACTGTTAGTGGCGCCTACAGTTTTTAGTGTAGCGGTCAGTTGCTGCCAGAGGTTGACGGTATCCCCAAGGCTGGCACCGGTTGCCGAAGCAATACCCACAAGCTGCTGAAAGCTCCGCGCACCTTCCTCTGAACTTGAAGATAAACGCGTTACTCGCGCCTGAAGTAGCGTGAATTCCTCAGACAGCTGTTGGAGCTTCATCAACGCCTGAATTGATATGTATCCTTTCACGGCCACAGCAAGGCGCGAAAAACCTCCGCCCAAGTTATCCAGGCTTTTATCTAGCTTGTCAGCAGAGTTAGCTGTTTTTTTGACTGAGTTTTCAATTTGCTTTAAAGCTGAATCTGCGCTCGCCTGACCCGCCAGCAGTTTGGCCGCATCGGCTTCAATCTCAATGGTGTATTTGCCAAAATCAGTTGTCATGAGCGCCTCAGTGTAGGGTTCTTACTTTGTTTTTTTTCAGAGCGTTGGTGTTCAGAAGAGTTATGACTAATCGACCATGTTCGGTAAGGCGATATTCCGGACCATCAAATGATATAAAATTCATTAACATGCGATAGGCTTCTCGTTCAAATGTCGCGCCATATTCATCTTTAGCGGCATATATTGTGTTATCGACAAGCCCCGCGGCGAGCAGGTGTTTTTCAACGTTGCCACTTACACCATCAATGCTAAGAACGTTGGAGCCAGTTTCCCGGCGCAGATCGCGAATATAGGTCTCGGCAATTACTTCAGCCAGCCTCTGTAGTTGTTCCATCACCCACCCCGCTTAACAGATTCAAGGCCCTTAGCGACCAATGCGCGGGCAATAGCGTTTACCGTTGGTGCTACACCAATCGGAGAACGCTTGCGCTCCTCTTCCTGAATTTCACGAATGGACTGAAGATGTTCCCGGCAAAGTGCTACCGTGATTTGTGATCGGTTCATCTGCTTACCCCTGATATTTATACAGTCAATTTATATTGTAGTTTATGCAACATAAATGGCAAGCATTGCGTTTTGTGAAATGATGTGGCGTAAAAAAACCCGTGGTCACGGGTTTGGTGTGGTGTTACTTGCAGGGGTTGATCGTATTTGCACTATTCTTGCGTGTTGGACGGTCATCAACTGTTTTCCCTTCGACTGCATACACCACGCCGGAGGAGAAAAAACCCTTTGATTTCATCGTTAGCGCGATGACAAAAGGCGAGTACCCTGAATATGCCCCAAAGCTGTTCTTTGAGTTCACCTCACCACAGACAAGCATTGCGATAGAGCCATCGTCCTTTTCACCAACTTTTTTTGACACAACATCTCTAAACTGGGTAGATGATGGATCTTTCATGTCGTGCGATATCTCGCTTTTAGCCAACTCTATGGCTTTCTCTTCTGTAGGCTTACATGCCGTGAGAAATAAAAGTGATGAAATTAATACCATAATAATTTTCATTGATGCCACCCTTGCTTGACGATGTCGATTTATAAATCTTTGCCACAAAATCGGCACAATATTGCTTCTTTTTTTATTGTTTCGGCGCAATACGGACATTTTTTAGTATCGTCTACTGAACCGCCACCAGCAGAATCCGCGCCAAACACCTGTGGTTCAAGCTTAACCACTCCGGGGTTTGTGAAAGACCAGACAAGCGCGGCTATCCAACCCAAGAAGCTCCAGCCCAGGACAATATTTAGCACCCATATTGCCGTAGCGTTTTTATGCTCCCTTGAACTGGCTATAACGCCGGGAAGAACATAAATGATAATAGCGAATATCAAAACAATGATGTTCCATACTGACATCAACTTATCCCCAAAAGTAAATAAAGTATTATCGTAACATCGAAGAAGATTAATCCAATACAATCACTTTCATCGTCTTGTTTTTAACCTGAACGCCTCACCATTCGGCTGAGCTATTCCCATGCGGCGCTGTGTCTCTTTCGCTGCCTTGTGAACTTCTGCGCGGGCTGGTGGGCGCTTAACTATCTCCCGCTACAGCGCGTTCTCAACGACCACTTTCGAGCGCTTTCTGCCCTTATAGGCAGAACACACCATTTCTGCCATACATAGCCAGAACACACCGTTTCTGCCTATAAATAAGATATGGGCATTTTCATGGGGCAGTATGATTCTACATGTGATGCTCAAACTCCCACGCAGCCAGGGCACCGGAATTATGCGCCATCATTGCGCGCCTTACGTGCTCGTTTTCTGCTGGCTGGCAATCTGAAAGCCTCCCCGTTGTTCTGCGCTATCCCCATGCGGTTAGTGGTGGCTTTTGCCGCTCTGTGAAGGTCTGCAAATTCCTCCAGCTTAAAGCGTGGGCGCTTTACGCCTTCAAGGCATCTTTCACGGTTCCGCTTCGCCTGCTCCCTGTCGGCATCCTCGGTACACGCCGCCATAACGTCAAGCCACCGCGCCGCCGCCCTGCGGAACAACCCTTTAGCCTCCAGTTCTTCGGCCTTTTTGTCGCGTATCATGCTGCTTGTCCTCCAGCTTAAAACCCATCATCAAACGGCTGGCTTCATTCCTCACCCGCTAATTCATCTAGTTCATCCAGCGTCAAAACCTTTGGGCTATAACTATCAATAGTGCCCATAATGGCCTGAAAATTACTGGCTGGCATGTGGTTACGATTCTCCAGTATCTTAGCCAGCGCGATAGTGTCCCACCATTTCAAGGTAATCAACGCCTGAGCGCGGGAAAGGGATTTGTGCTGTATATCAGCATCCTTTCCACCAGCGGCACGATACACCTCGATCAAATTATGAACATTTCGCATGTCATACTTACCTGACGTTTTCATCAAGGCATTGACACTTTCTCCGGTGTACTTTGATTGCGCGACGATGCCAGCCAGAGAACAGACCATTGCTCCGCTCACTTGATTTATCAGATCAGACCTCTTTTCAGTAGAAGACAAATGGTAAGGCATTATATCGTCAGCGGTTCGCGGATAATTCACCCTCCATACAGCGACGGCATTACATTCATCGACTTCACCGTAAAGATAAGTTCTCGCGATCCTTCCCTTACCTGCTAGGGAAATTTCTACCTGCGAATTGCCAAAAAACCATGCAGCAATGGCATGACCGGCTTCATGAATGGCAAGATCTCGCGGCCAACGATAGTAGCCAATCTCAACAACTGTGTTCTGTGTATCCATGTTGCCTCTCAGAAAGGTGTTTCATCATCAAACGGCGGGCGCTGATCAAAGGCGTCTGGGGTATCGTATATTTCCCATCCCGGCGCGGGTTGTGTGGTATGGCCCTTATTATCTGTGCCAGCTGACGCGCTACGCTTCCCGCCCGGCCTTACCGTCTTTGCGCTGATTACACTGTCTGCCACTATCTGATAGCCCTGCTGTGTCCCGCCATCTTTCCCCGTCCATTGGTTAAGCTGCATGGCCCCCGATACGCTCAACATATCGCCCTTTACGTGACGGGCCAGCGCGTCGGCCTGTTTACCAAAGGCGATAACGCCCAGCCAGAAAGTAGCCTGCCCCTCTGCTGCGGCATTGCAGGGCAGTGATACCGCTAAACGCCCCATTGCCATGCTCGTTCCGCTGTTCGTCGTTCTGGTCTGGGGATCTGCCACCAGCCGCCCGTATGCTGATAGTTGTGCTGTCATTAAGCGCCCTCCATTCTTGATAACGTGTTGTCAATATTCCCGGCGGCTCGTTTCAGGTAGTCCATGCTGTCATTTAGCCGGGATAATTCGCCAGCCAGTAACAAGGCCGCCGCCTCCTGCGCGGTGAACCCCAGCGCTTCAATCTCTCTAATAACTTCTATCTGCTTTTTATGATGTTCGTTCATTTTTTCGCCCTTTAGCTGAATCATACCCCCCCTGTAAATCTTTTTTGGGGTGTAATATCCCTACCAAACCCTACTAATCGGGAAAACCCAGATATGGCGCGGCTTTCAGGCTAGTAGGGAATTGTTTTTCTTACCCTACTTAACCCTACTTAACCCTACTTATCCCTACCAAATACCAAAAAACGGTTATGTGTGGCTTCTTGTTTAGTAGGCATATGTAGGGATAAGTAGGGATAAATATATATATCCCTACCAGTCTACAAACCCCGTCATTACTGGCCTTAAATGACTTTGTAGGGATAGGTAGGGATAAATCAGGGGTAAACTATTCATCGCCCCCTTCGGCGGTGCTGCTGCCATATGCTCGCGGTATAAACTCTTCCGCCAGCTCATTGATCCCAACGTTCGTCTGCGCTCTGCCGTTAATGCTGCGTGTCAGGTAGCTGGCCCGGTATTCTCTGGCGGCTGATTTAATGGCGCGTGAGAACTTGTTGACGGAAAGCGGCTTACCCAGCCCGTGATACTCCATGAATGCCAGATAAAGATGATAGAGATACACCCTCGGCTCTGGCTGGCCAGCCCACGTTCCGCCGCCCATCATTAGGCCCCTCGGCTCGCTCATAAAATACAAGGCCGCGCACATGTCTATAACCGGATCTGTCCCGCGCTTAACGCCCAACGCCTCTGCGGAATCGCGCTGCTCGATTAAAAGCGTTTTAGCTTTGTTCTGGTCAGCAAACATTGCCAGCAAGTGACGAATAATTACCGGGATTTCACGGCGGATCTTCGCTGTCAGGTCGGGGTCTTTCTCCGCTTCTGATACCGGATTATCGAACGGGAATATCACACGGCGGCGGGCAATGCCCCCGTTGCGCTCGGTAAAGGTCATTGGTTCGTTGTTGGTTGCGAGAACAACGGCATTCAGCACGGTGGTGAACTGCTTTTCGTACTTGCCATCAATCTCTACCGGGTCGCCGCCTGTAATGGCCTTTATCCCTGCGCCTTCGCCAACATAGCGGGTCTGGTCTGGCATGATAATCAGGCTTTTTCCCACAAGCTGCGCCCGCCCTCTGGCTGTGTCTAGCGTTCCCATGCTGGCGCTGGCTGTGTTGTGCTCACCTGCCAGTGATACGGCTATGCTGCTAAATACAGATTTCCCGCTGCCGCCCTCCCCGGTTACTTCTATAAATAGCTGCCAGTCATGACGGCGAGCCAGAACCATAAACAACGCCGCCTTAATCCGCGCGGCTCTGTCGCCATTCCCTCCGGTGGCGTGATTAATCCAGCGGGTGAAATTCGGCGCATGGGTTGCAAGGGTCTCCCCGCGCTCCGCTGGCGTGTATTCAATGCCGTTGTGATTCATCAGCCAGTTATCAGGCGCGTGCGGTCTGAACTCCTGCGCTTTCAGGTCATAAATACCGTTACTGAATCCGATACAATCCGCTGGCTGCTCTCCGGTGGGCGGGATCTGTAGCTTCATGGTGGCTACAACCGACTTAACGCCTTTCTCCGTGTAATGCGCCTCGTGTTCGTCGAATATTGCCACCATCTCCCGTTCAAGCTCTGCCTCTGGCAGCCTCTCCCACACCCCGCAAGCGTACCGATAAACCGCCTGACTGTCGGTGTTTACTGCCAGACGCTCCCACCGGGCAGACAGTAGCCGCGCCTTCTGGCTCGCCGCCATCTGCGAAATGTCCCCGATCTCTTTTGTTCGGCTCTTTTTGCCGCCCTCAATCGCTTTCAGTTGTACGGTCACACTTTCCCCCTGTGGCTGGTACGTCGAATCGTTAAATGCCACTGCGGCGGCCTCCAGCCCGTTTTGCTGGTGGAAGTCGTTCCAGTCGGCTTTGTAGTCTGTCGGCGGCAGTGCCACCCATCCAGCCACGGATAAGGCGGCTTTCTCTGCGGCCTCCCTGCCTGTATTGGCTTCTCCGTTTTGGTGGTGGTCGTTGTCTGCGGCGATGATTATTTGTGCCTGTGGATACTTCCGGCGCATCACTTCGGCAACGGGTAGCAGGTTGCCCGCGTCAATTGCCGCCACTGTGAGCGCGTCAGGCCGCATCTGGTGAACGGACAGGGCGGTAGCCAGCCCCTCGGCAATTAAAACGCTCTGCGGCGATTCTGGCGCGTTTACGGCGTGATATGCCCCACGCTTTGCTGAACCTGTCAGGAGTCGCTTCTCTCCCTGCGGTGTAATGGTTTGCGCTGCCACTACTGCGCCAGATCCATCCACCAGCGGCAGGAGTAACGAACCATCGGGCATAACCGGGTAATTAAACCCGGTCAGCCCTTTTGATTGCAGGTAATCAGATTCGCCCTGTATGGATCTCAGGCGCATTCCGGTATACAGACGGGCAAACGTAGCCCTTCGCTGATCTGCGTCCTCTGCTGCCTGTTTCTGGCGCTCCTGCTCACGCTGCTGGCGGTCTGCGGCTAACTGCCTCTGTCTCTGGCTGGCAGCGTCTGGTGCTGATTCTGCGGCCCGGCAATCAATACCCAGCACATCAGCGGCAAGGTGTGCCGCCTCCGTGGTGTCGCAGTTGTTCACCTTCTTAATCAGGTCTAAGCCATCGCCCGCGCCGCACTGGTTGCAGATAAAGCTGCCGCGCCCGTTGTCGTCGAATCTGAAACGGTCTTTCCCACCACATGCAGGGCAGGGGGCATGGCGGCGCGATGAATCAGGAACGTCGATAGACAATCCGGCCAGCACATAAGGCCATCGCCCTGCTGCGGCGCTGGTCACTTCGCGGATAAGGTCGATATTACGCATTCGTGTTACCTCCCTCAGTGCGCCGCTGGCATTTCAGGCAAGCCGTTTTCATTCAGATCGGCAATGAATCCATCGTGTAGCTCTGCCAGCGTTTCACGCCCGAACGGGGTCAATTCCCCGCGCTCCGTGTCGATCATGGCCTGATAAAAAACAATGGCGTTCGCTGTTCCCTGCTCAATGCCGTAGCGCTCAATCATTGCGCCCTCCATGTTGTTAGCCATCGCCAGACGTTCCGCGAACGGGTAAACCACAATCCCCGCCGTGCCATTTGAATAAAACGTCACCAGCGACGATTTGCCGTCATCCTCCGTGATGGTGGTTGTGCCGTTTTCGCGCTTCATCTCAGAAATGAACGTCGCAGCAATCAGCCAGCGCCACATAGTGACGTTATGCTGCGCGGTAAAGTCGAACCAGCCACGCGCCCCGCCATCAGCAACGGCAAAATGTATGGCGTATCCGATATCTGGCTTGTCGTCGTACTCTCCGGCGTCAAGGCCGTTCACGGCGCTCTCGTAGCTGATAAGAGCAACCAGCTCAAATCCCCCGGCATCATTGCGGGTCATGATATTGACGCCGTGCGGTGTGGCTTCTGCGTGGAACAGGTCGGGATTATCCGTCTTTAATGTCTGTACGTTGCTCATGCTTTCACCTCCCTGTATTCACGCTGCTGAACAGCGGTGACTGCTCCCATACTCCATCCGTTGCCATGCGCTTCTTCTCTCATGCACTGAACGGCAATATCGGGCGTCTCTGCCTCGCCGTACCATGTGACCGGGATCGGCGCACCAGAGGCATCAAAGCAGGTGGCAATAACGCGGAAATTGCTCATGCGCTGCCCTCCGCATCAATTCTGGCCATATCGACAATCTCCAGGGCTTTACTCAGCCAGCAATACACGATTTCGGCCTGTTCATCGTTTAGTTGAGTGGCTAAATCAGTCATAACGTGAGCCAGCCCATTGCGGGCGCGGGTCATGCGTTCTGCTGTTCGGTCTGCCAGCGTAAAATCATCCGGGTATGCTTCTTTGCGAGATAGCATCGCTTCGGCTTCCAGCTCTGCCGGGTGGCGGTAGATGGTATTTATGTTCATTTGCCCGCCCTCCCTTTGGCTTCTTTTTCACTGATTGAGCGCAAGAATGCGGCGTTTTGCGCTGTATCATTCAGCGCCCGCGCCACCTCTCCGACGGCTCCCAACATTGCGCCGATTCTGTACATATCAGCCTTAGCGCTTTCCTCCGGGTAGTTATCGCTATCAGCCGCCCAGAACATGAGATTGCCAATGGCACTGACGCCCATCATTAAATCGCTCACAGCCCCATCCATGCGGTTCTGAATGCCGCCCAGCTCGTCAACGGTGGCACCTTTGCCAAATTCGCAGCGAACTAAATCGTTGTACAGGCTCATGCTGCCACCTCACGAATCCGGTTAATATGGATGTTGGAAAGGCGTTCATTTCTGGCCTGATTTAGCGCCTCAGCTTTGGCGCTGATAGTGCTGCGGGCGTCAACGATATAAACGAACTCGACTAGCTCGCCGCTCCGGGTGGTGGCGCATCCTGCAACACGGAAGTAATTAATCATGTGCGCCCCCTGTGCGAATGCGTCCGGCGAAAAAGCAAACGTGATCCCGCGCCAGTGAACGGCGGGCTTCCTGCTCAGTCTCTGCGGCGATATGGTGAATTTTGGCGGTAATTGTCGGCATATCGCGGCGAACTGCTGCGATTAACCAGATAAATTGCGGATTTTGGTTGGGGGTAGTAGCCAGCATATAGGCAGCCTCTGATTCATGGTCTTGATAACCACCACCGGAAACGCCAATTTCGCTGGTGGTGAACTGTACAGGGTTGGCGTAACCGGGAATCAGAGAAACCGGCGCGGATTGCTCCGCCCCCATACAGTCCACCATTGAAGGGGTGTAACTGCGCGGCACAAAAAAACACGCATGGCGCGTGTTGTGCGCTCTGATAATTACCGGGACGCCAATCCCGGCACCTGATTTTGCAGGTGCGCTATAACCATAAACCGGGTTGGCGATAGTCGGCAAGCCCTTTTTTATGGACGCGCAAAACTCACCTTCGCGCGTGCGCGTACTGGTCGCTAAAGTCGATGAGGAAAAACCCGCCACGGTAGTATCCCGTTTCACTACAAAAGAAAAAGGGAGAAATTTAGTATCCATAACTGAGCTATTACAGCTTATATCTACTGACAGGCCAGCCAGTGAGATGCCCTTACTCTGGAAGGCTGATTTACGCAGTATCACGGTGCTACCTCCCGAAATTCCTTCATGAATCGCTCAATCGGCTGTACGCACGGGTGCGAATATCCGTCGCGGTAGAATGTCACGCGGTTATGCTCGACGCGCTGTACGGTCACTACAGCCCCGTGCGAATCCTTGTAACGGCTTCCCGGCTGTGGGTTCTGGTTACGCATGGCTTACCCCCATACGCTTCGCCAGCCAGCGCTGATTAACGTCAGGTTGAGGGGCTGCCTCCGAACTGAATCGGCTTTTTTCGATTGTCATATTTGCGGCTCCGTTATGCGGCGGTGAGATTGTCCGGGTATAGATTGAGAATGTAGGCAATTTCAGGCTGAGAAAGTCCCTGATAGCCCCCAGCGTCGGCGTTATGGTTCACAAGCCGAATAACTTTTAGAACGTCACCGCGCCCGGTAAAGCGATAGCGTAAATGTGACCCGATCCCGTCGGGATTCTTTTCGTCTATGCGCTCAAGCTGAATATCAAGCCTGCGCTCTAACTCGCTGGCGTAGTTCCTTCCAGACGAAAGGCGGCAATATCGCAGAATGTCGTTTTCTGTCCATCCCTCTACGCCAGTGCGTAGCATATAGACGCGGGCGCGGTGCTTCTTCGGTGTGCGGCGTGGCGCTTGTGTGGTGGGCGCTGGTGGCGTAACATCAGATCCGCGAATATCTATGTTGTTAGCCGCCTGCTGTCCGGGGCGGTTTTCTTTTTTCATCAGGCCACCTTTCCCCGACGCTCTGCCAGCCAGTTGTTAATCTCTACCGCATCAAAGGCGGTAATCTTCTCGCCCAGCTTTACCGGGCGCGGCAGCGAGCCGCTGCGAACTTTGCGATCAATGGTTGAAACGCTAACGCCCAGCAATTCAGCAAGGCGGAAGCGTCGGATATAGCCAGATTGGGGGATTGTGTGGATTGCTGCGTTCTGTATTGCCATGATGCTCATAACTCCGTTTTGCGTCGTTATGGATATTTTGTCGCCGTATAGGATATGAATTAAACAATTAAAAAGGGGTTTTTATCCGTTGCAGATATTTACCCCTTTTTATCCATTATCTAGCCAATCCCTTTGGTGCTATCCCGGCAGAATTTAGCCACTTTTTAATGGCTGCTACACTCGGCGCGTCTGTGTAGCTCTTATCTAGCTGGTGCTTAACAGTGGTTGCTACAACATTCACTGAGGCATATGGCATCTGCTCCCACTTGGATTTAGCTATTTCGCAAGCCTCTGCATTGTGCCTATTAGTCGGCCTCCCTCCATACGAACCAAGAATAGCGGGGGCATTAATTCTGGCAGCAAGGTCTGTTGACGAGAAAGAGAAAAAGCGATACGCAGCCATTGCTGACTCTAAATCACCATTGCTAGCCAATGAAACGATAAGGCATACCATCCGTCTACAGTAGGCTTCTTCGGCACGATGCTTGTAACAAACAATATCAATAAACTTTTTTAAGTTGTTAACAATTTCAACGTGGGGGCCATGATAATCATTAAACAAATCATCTACGGAAAATGACTCACCACTACTCAACGCAGCGGCATCAGTAATGATTTCTAAGATAAGTGACCGATGTTTCTTGTCGCTCTCCATCATGTAATGGATATTATTAATTGCAGAATACTTTTCTTCTTCAATGCTTCGTAATCTGGATTTGGTATATTTATTAAAAATACTCTCACTGCTTTGTGTCATAGCGTCACCTTTCACGCTGTGCCTTAAAGAGTGATTGAGTCAGGCGGTAAGGCTTCCCGCTTTTCGCCCCGTCGGGCTAGACTCAATCTATTCGTTAATTCTGGTTACTGATCGTGGTTACTTCGACTTTCTCAATGGCGTAACGTTGTAATCTTCGCCCTTCTCCAGCGCCACCAGCAAGCCCGCCCACTGTGTTAACGCGGCCCGGCGTTCATCAAAGTATTGGTGGCGGTTATAGATACCCTCCACACCTTTAATTTTGTGGTTAAGGCATCTTTCAGCCACTACCGGATCAACGCCCAGCGCGGCTAAATGGGTGCGGGCAGTTCGGCGGAAGTCATGAATAGTGAAATTAGGCACGTCCGGCATCTCAGCGCGAACCTTCGCCAGCGCAACGGGCAGGGTACTTTCCTGAATGTGGGGGATCATCCTGTTTTGCATCTTTCTGGCTGGCAGTACCCAGGCGCTGTTGCATGAGAACGTTTTAAGCTCTCTCAGCCATTCGACGGCTGGCGGTGCTAATGGGATGTCTATAGCGTCGCCGTTTTTGCTGCGTTCCTCTGGCAAGCGCCAGACGGCTTTATCAAGGTCGAACTCCTCCCAGCGGGCGGCGCATAACTCCATTTTGCGGACGCATAACGCTAACAGTAATTTGAACGTGATCTCATTCTGGCGGCTGAATCCCTTCGCTGTGCGCATGGCCTTGAATAGCTGGATTAGCTCATCGCGGGTTAACCAGCGGTCGCGGCTAACCTCCTTCCCTCCAGCGTCTGCCACCTCAAAGGCTGAACAGGGGTTAATCTCCAGCGCGTGCCGTTTGATTCCGTAGTCGAATATGCGGCGCGTCCATCTCAGCACGTCCGTTGCTATGGTCGGCGCTCCACGGTCAACAATACCTTTCAGCATGTCATCAATATGGCGCGGCTTCACGTCCTCCACCTTCATGCGCCCGATGTGGGGATTTATATCCTTGTCTATCCGGCGGCGGAGAATGTCGGGGTGCTTCCAGCGCGGCAGGATCTGACGCTCAAAGTATTCAGCAGCAAGCTCTGAAACGCGCATGGCGTTTTTTTCTGCTTCCATCTTCGCCAGCGCTTCGGTTTTGCGCTCCTGCTTCTCCCCGGCAACGTCATAACCCAGCGCAACGCGAGCCGATAGCTCTTTAGCTGTATCTCTGGCCTTTGATAGTGACAGCTCTGCATATGAGCCGATCATCATTGCGCGGGCTTTCCCGGCGAACTTATAGCGGAAACGCCAAACGGGGGTCTGGTAGTTTTCCCGGTATGAAAGATAAAGCCCGTTACCGTCAGAACGTCCCTCGAATCGCTCCCCGGCCTTTATCCATGCGCGGATCTGCATGTCTGTGAGTTTTGGCAT